TGTAACTTTTAACGCAACAGTAACAGTAACTGGAACTTTGGTAGTAATATAATGAGTAAGATAGAAGTAAATCAAATTGATGTACAATGTGGTTCGACTCTTACGGTCGGGTCATCAGGTAAAACAGTAACACTTGCAAGTGGTGCATCTCAATCTGGTTTTGGTAGAACAGGAACTGTAGATTGGTGTGGAACCGTATACACAAATAGTCCAGGAACAGTTACTGGTGTGAATGGTAAAGGTTATTTTATAAATACGACATCAGGAACTGTTACTGTAACTCTTCCAAGTTCACCATCTGCTGGTGACATTATAGCTGTTAAAGATTATGCTAGAACTTTTAACCAAAACAAAGTTACTCTAAATAGAAATGGTTCTAAAATGTGTGGTGTGTGTGCAAACACATGTTTAAGTACACTTGGTCAGTCTATTACAGTAATTTATGTGGATGACACAAAAGGTTGGGTAGCTATCAATGATGATAGTGTTCAAGCTTTAGGATCAGCTTTCATACAAGCGACAGGAGGAACTGTAACAACATCAGGAGATTTTAAAATTCATACATTTACTTCTTCAGGATGTTTTCAAGTTACTGACGCAGGTAACGTAGCAGGATCAAATAAAATTTCTTATGTAGTAGTCGCTGGAGGTGGTGGAGGTGGAGCTGAAAGAGGAACTACAACATCTTCAGGAGGTGGAGGTGCTGGTGGTTACAGAGAAGGTAAATGTGCATCAGACCCTTATTCAGCATCGCCTTTAGCTGCAACACCATGTTCAGCTTTAGCTGCCTCTGTAGCGACTTTTCCAATAACAGTAGGTGCAGGAGGTGCAGGTGGCCCAGCTTCAAGCCCAAATAATGGAGACGGAACACAAGGTTCAACATCTACTTTTTCAACTATTTCATCTGCTGGAGGTGGATATGGTAGTGGTCGTAAGTGTGCTCCTTATACAGGTGGTAATGGTGGTTCAGGTGGTGGAGCAAAACAAGGTAATTCAGCAGGTCCAGCTTGTGGAGCAGGTCTTGGTAATACACCCTCTGTTAGTCCACCTCAAGGAAACAATGGTGGTACATCAGATACAAGTGGACCAACTTATTTAGCAGGTGGAGGTGGAGGAGCTGGAGCAGTAGGTGGTAATCCTTCAACTTGTGGATCAACAACTGGACCAGGAGGAGCAGGAGTAACTTCATCTATAACTGGCTCAGCAGTAGGTAGAGCTGGGGGTGGTGGAGCAGGTGATTCTTCACCAAGCACAGGAAGTAGAGATGCTGGAACAGCAACTGATGGAGGTGGAACAGGACAACCTGGTCCAGGAACTGATCCTGGTTCTAATGGCACAGCTAACACTGGTGGTGGTGGTGGAGGTGGTATGGGTAATTCTCCTACACCAAACAGTAATTCAGGAGGAGGAACAGGTGGATCAGGAGTGGTAATATTAAGGTATAAATTTCAATAATTATGACAAGTAAAATTAAAGTAGATAATATAAATAAAGTTTCAGACGATTCCAACATCATTAAAAAATGTGGATCAACAACGACAGTTGGATCAGGTTCTGGTCAAACGATTGTAGTTGATGGTGCAACAGTAACAATTGGAAGATCTGGTGGTGCTGTTAATCTTGCACCAGGCGCATCACAATCAGGATTTGGTGACCCAGCTTCTGTAGTTTTATTTTGTACAACTAAAAAAACATCTCCTTTCACAGCAGTTAGTAAAGTAGGATATTTTATTGACACATCAAGCGGTTCAGTTACAGTTACTTTACCTTCTTCTCCCTCAGCAGGAGATATAGTTGCATTCGCTGACTACACACAAACTTTTTGCACTAACTCAGTTACACTTTGTAGAAATGGTTCTAAAATTGGTGGTGAGGCTAACAATGCAACGTTAGCTACAAAAGGCCAAGCAGCAAATTTACTTTATGTAGATGCGACAGAAGGTTGGGTCACAATAAGTGACACAACAAGTGCTGTTACAGGTGAAGCCTTTGTATGTGCATCAGGCGGAACAGTAACAACTTCAGGAGATTTTAAAATACACACATTTACTGCAAGTGGATGTTTTGCTGTTTCTTCTTTAGCTTTAGCCCCTGCAAACAATAAAGTATCATATCTTGTTGTAGGAGGTGGTGGATCAGCTGCTGACAACATTGCTGGCGGTGGTGGCGGCGGTGGTTTTAGAGAAGGTAAAAATTCTACGGATCCTTATACAGCTTCTCCAAAAGCAGCAACACCTTGTTCAGCTTTAACTGTATCAGTTCAAACTTATCCAATTACGGTAGGCGCAGGCGGAGCTTCCACAGGTCCTGCTCCTAGTCAAACTCAAGGCGGTTCTTCAACTTTTTCAACAATAACTTCTGCCGGAGGTGGTTTAGGTGGTAGATTTCCATGTAATCCAGGTGGTAGTGGAGGTTCAGGAGGCGGTGGTGCTCACCCAGGTCCAAGAGCTGGACCAGGAAATTCACCTCCAGTTAGTCCCCCTCAAGGTAATCCTGGAGGAGCTAGTAATGCCCCAACTTTCCCTCAACTTGGAGCTGGAGGCGGTGGTGGAGCCGGTGGAGCTGGATGTAATGGAACGAACCCTAGAGGCGGAAACGGTGGAGTCGGTGCGGGAACAGCGATTAACACAGCTGTTGGAACTCCAGGACCATGTGGTTCATTAAAATATTTTAGTGGTGGTGGAGGTGGTGGTATTTATTCTTTAGGTCAACCTAATCCAACTTATGCATCAGGAGGATATGGTGGTGGTGCTGCAAGTTGGGGAACAGGTAATCCCATACCCTCACCAACTCAAGGACCTCGTAATGGCACAGTTAATACAGGTGGAGGCGCTGCACAAAGAGGAAACTGTTGTGGTGGAGTAGGTGGTTCAGGAATAGTAATTATAAGGTATAAATTTCAATAATGAGTACAATTAAAGTAAATAAAATAGAAAAAAGAACAGGAAGCACACTTACACTAGGTGGCGCTTGTACAGCTGTAACTTTAGCTTGCGGTGCTACACAAACTGGGTTTGGTAGAACAGGAACAGTTGACTGGTGTACAACGGCTAAAACATCTCCGTTCACTGCAACTAGTGGTGATGGGTTTTTTGTAAACACAACAAGTGGTGCAATTACAGTTACATTACCAGCATCACCATCTGCTGGTGATATTGTAGCTTTTAAAGATTATGCAAATACTTGGGATACTAGTAATGTTACTTTAGCAAACAATAGTTCAAAAATTAATGGAGTATGTGGATGTGCAACTTTAGACACAGAAGATCAATCAGTAACTTTAGTTTATGTAGATAACACTCAAGGTTGGAGAACAGTAAATGATTCCACATCAAGTGTTAGTGGCACAGATTTTATAACAGCTACTGGTGGAACAATTTTAACTTGCGGTGATTTTAAAACTCATGTTTTTACAAGCACTTCTACTTTTGTTGTATCAGCAGGAGGTGGACCAAGTGCTGTTGTTGATTATTTAGTAGTTGCTGGAGGTGGGTCTGGAGGTGGAAATACACCATCAGGAGCAGGGTCTGGAGGTGGAGGAGCTGGAGGATTTAGAATATCCAATAGTCCTATAAATAACATTCCTTCTCCAACTATGTCACCTTTAGTAAACACTTCAAACATACCTGTATCAGTTCAAACTTATCCAGTAACAGTTGGTGCTGGTGGAGCATCATTAGCTGGGCCAAGACCAAATTACACAGAAGGTAATAGCGGTTCACCTTCAGTATTTGATTCAATAACATCTGCTGGAGGTGGTGGAGGTAGCGGAGGATGTAAGTGTACCGCAGATGCAATAAGTGGTGGTTCTGGAGGCGGTGGAGGTTATAATGGAAGAACTAATGGTTTAGGAAATACACCACCAGTATCACCCCCTCAAGGGAATCCTGGTGGAAACAGCACTACAAATCAGCCTTATGCGGCATCAGGAGGTGGTGGCGCAGGTGGAGCAGGAAGTGGAGCGCCTGGTAACTCAACAGGTGGTGCAGGAGGTTCAGGGAGTTTTATAGCAGATGCAGTTTTTGGACCAACAGCTCCAAGTTATGGTGCATCAAGTCCAACACCCAACACAAGAGCTTTTTCTGGTGGAGGTGGTGGATCAGGTGGAGTAACTAATCAACCTCCTTCTAACACAGGTGGAGCAGGTGGTTTTGGAGGTGGAGGTGCAGGAGGACGAAAATCTTCAGAAGCTGGAACAAATGCAACAGCTAATACAGGAGGTGGAGGTGGAGGTGCTTCTGGTAATGGAAATAGCGGTGCTGGAGGATCAGGATTTGTAGCAATAAGATATAAATTTCAATAGTTGAAATAAACTAAAAATTAACATATAAGGAGAATATTATGGCACATTACGCAAAACTAGGGGCAAACAATAAAGTTATCAACGTTGAAGTTGTAGCTGATAAAGATTGTCAAAATGCTGATGGTATTGAAGATGAAGAAGTAGGAAGACAGTTCTTGGAAAGAATCCACAGCTGGCCTTTATGGAAAAAAACATCTTATAATACAGCAGGCAATAAACATAATTCAGGTGATGACTCTAAAGCATTTAGAGGTAATTATGCTGGTATTGGTATGATCTACGATGAAGATAATGATATTTTCATTAATAAGAAACCTTACGCTAGTTGGGTTCTTAATACAGCAGAAGCAAGATGGCAATCGCCAGTAGGTGATGCACCCGAGCTTACAGAAGAAGAAATGACTACCCATAAATACGATTGGGATGAGGCTAACGGGAGTTGGAATAAAGTAGCAATATAATTTATGCAGAAGGTGGTGTTATCTGAGGTTGATATGTATTACGGCAAGATTGAAATGCCAAAAGGTTTTGAGATTGACCGTGATCAAATAAGAAACGACATAATAGAATCTTACATAAAACAAAAACGAATTAGTAATAATCCTAAAGATTATGCTTTTGATGATTATGTTGCGCCTTTTTCTCAACCTTTGCAATGGTCTCAAGATTATATACGAGATCATTGGAGAGCTGAGTATGGTAGAACTTTAGTATTTAAAAATGCGCATGGCAACGTTATGCATCCTAAAGAAAAATCTTGGACAAGACATCAAGTTAATCCTGTTGATTTACGTAATTCACCAGACTACACACTTATTTATGGTGTTGATGTTAAGGAAAAATCTTCAGAATGCATTATTGAATTTGACGATAACAGGAGAAAAAATAGAACTTGGCACATACCTATAAAAGATAATCATTTTATAATGTTTCCGTCCACTAATAAATATTCTTTTTCACCCAACACTTCTAACGGTTTAAATATAATACTGACAATCAACTATGAATATATCTAATTATTATTGGTTCTTTGAATCTGCAATACCACCTAAAATTTGTGATGATATTGTGCGTTATGGTAAAGCAGAAAAAATAAGAGAAGAAACAGCAATTACAGGTGGCTATGGTAGAGATAGAGATTTAAACAAACAACCTTTAACAAAAGATGAACTAAAAAACATACAAAAGAAAAGAGATTCAAATATTGTTTGGATGAGCGATAGATGGATATACAAAGAAATTCAACCTTACGTCAAAATGGCAAATCAAAACGCAGGTTGGAACTTTGATTGGGATTGGTCAGAATCTTGTCAGTTCACTATATACAAAAAAGGTCAGTATTATGATTGGCATTGTGATAGTTGGGATAAACCTTATCCTCATGAGGGACCAATGAAAGGAAAGATAAGAAAGTTATCTGTCACAGTTAGTTTGACAGATCCAAAAGAATACAAGGGTGGAGAGTTAGAGTTTGATTTTAGGAATGAAGATCCTGATAAAAAACCTAATATTAGAACATGCACTGAGATATTACCAAAAGGCTCTTTGGTCGTATTTCCTAGCTTTGTATGGCATAGAGTTAAACCAGTAACAAAAGGAGTAAGGCATAGTCTAGTAATATGGAATTTAGGCTATCCATTTAAATAATATGAAACAAGGCGGAAGTAGTACACAACAGCAAACAAAAGGACATGTAGATTTTAAATCTGCATTTTATTTTCAAACACCAGTATGGGCGGCAGAAGCGCCTATGTTTTTGAAAAAGGCAATTAATCTAACAGATAAATATATTAAAAAAGCTGATAAAATGCTTAAGGATAAATTAAAAAATGAACCACAATGGAAAAAAGATATAGGCACATTTGGTCAATCTAAACATAGTGAAAGTTTTTCTAATGATCCTAAAGCTAAAGAGTTAGTTCAGTTTATAGGACAAAGATCTTATGAGTTTTTAGATTGGCAAGGTTTTGATTTAACAAATCATAGTTTACATTTTACAGAATTTTGGGTGCAAGAATTTAGTGAAAAAGGTGGTGGTCATCACGCTACACACCAACATTGGAATCAACACGTTTCAGGATTTTATTTTTTAAAATGCAGTGAAAAAACATCTTTTCCAATATTTCATGATCCAAGACCTGGTGCAGAAATGACTAAATTGTTTATGAAAAATCCAGCACAAATTACGTTAGCATCTAATCAAGTTCATTTTAAACCTAAACCAGGAACAATGATTATCTTTCCAGGATATGTTCCACATGAATTTGCAGTAGATGCAGGTTTAGAACCTTTTAGATTTATACACTGGAATATTAAAGTTGTTGAAACAGCAATATCAAAAGAGAGGAGTAACAGCAATGAGCTTCAAAAAAAATAAGTATTTAGTTATTAAAGAAGCTGTGCCGAAAGACATAGCAGAGTTTGTTTATAATTACTTTTTATTAAAAAGAACCGTTGCAAGAAGATTGTTTGATGAAAGATATATTTCACAATTTACCACAGAATGGGGTGTATGGAATGATCAACAAGTTCCAAATACATATTCTCACTATGCAGACATAGCTATGGAAACTTTGTTAATGAGAACTTTACCTATCATGGAGAAAAAGACAGGATTAAAATTATATCCTACATATTCTTACGCGAGAATATATAAACCTGGTGATATTCTAGAAAGACATAAAGATAGATTTAGTTGCGAAATATCTACAACACTAAATCTTGGTGGTGACCCTTGGCCTATACATTTAGAGCCAAAGAAAAATGTTGGTATACCTGACGGTAAAAAAATAACAGTGACTAGTAATAATAAAGGCATTCTAGTAAATTTAAAACCTGGTGATATGCTTGTTTATAGAGGTATGGAATTAGAACATTGGAGAGAAGAATTCCAAGGTGACAACTGTGCTCAAGTTTTCTTGCACTACAATGATCAAAAATCTAAAAATGCAGACAAAAACATAAATGATACTAGACCACATTTAGGGCTACCCTCGTGGTTTAAAAAGTGATATATCCTTATACTGGAGAGAGTGTCACCACCATAACACCACACTCTCTCCTGTTTAAGGATTAATTATGTTAGGATTAAGTGCATTTTCAGAGTTTCCGTTTGCAACAGCAGCCGAGGATAGAAACGTAACTATTACAGCTACTAAGACATCGTTAACAGTAACGATAGGTAGCATAGGTATCATAGCCGATTCTATTACTGAGGGGGTTACAGCAAACCCATTAACACTTGGTTTTGGTACATTATCAATATCCGGTATAGCTAATTTAAACGCTACAG